CTGGTGACTGTTTCGCCGATCCGCTCTGTTGTCGAAAACTGAACCTCGACCGCCGCCGGGAGCTTCACGCCCTGGATCCGCAGTGTCTGTCCATAATCCCACTGCCATAGGTCGCTGACTGCTTGGCAGTAATGCTGCCCTGCATCTATGATTGCTGTTATCATGTATTTCTCACCTGCTTTCTAATTCATACGAACTCCTACAATGCGTTTGATTGATATTTGGTTTACTGTCCATCCCGATCCAATATTTCGCACATAAATTCCTACTTTATTGTTGCTGGTATCCCATTTCAACTGAACACGAGCATTATAGGATGCTGTAAGATACAGAGTAATTACTGTCTCTGCCGGATTGCTCCTGTTAAGTGTAACCCAGCCTTTCTGGCCATCCACAATTTCCAGCCATACACGAATTTCATCATAATTCGCCAGGGAACTGACTGCTGAAGAATATGTCCACGTCGTTATCGATGACGGCGTTACTGCTGTCGTTGACAGAACCACTGCTGCATCAATATCCCCGACCACGTACCAATACGATCCGCTGTACACCAGCTCCAATACTGCATACTGTTTGATCAGGTTTGCCGGTATCGCACTGTTTCTGTACTGGATCGGCTTCGCTCCGGTGGCATTGACGTTCAGTGTTGGGTTTGTGGCCATATTGGCATAGTTAAAACGTACCGTAACCCTTGCACCGGTGTACAATTTGAAACCTGTCAAACTAACTGTTTTGGCGGCGGTCGCACCAGCTGTATAACATATTGCGTAATTTCTGACTAATGCATCTGTATCTACTGCAATACCATCGTGATCGCAGTATGTTTTCCCATTGCCCGCAATTCGTATTTTGGGAGTGTTAATATAGCCATTGTTCAGATCTATAAGAAATCCACTGCCTGAAAATGCTTCTCCAGAAGAACCGCTATAATTTCCGGATTTTAGTATACCTTTTTGGAATGTACCGAGATTATCACTGATAGCCGCTATACCGTCATTCTCCAGATCTTTTGCATCTACAGTCTGTACATTTGACACGGAAAATGGGCTTGGTTCTGTATCAAAATTTTCTACCTGTTCGACTTGAATTCCAGAAACTATATACAAAGCACCCTCCATATAACCAAAACCTAATGCTATATATGGAAAATCTTCAACGCACGTGTATTTTATTGTTTTCCTTTCCCATTGCAAACTGCAATAAACATATTCACTTTTCTTAGATGCTAAGGTATTTCCATTATACAAATGACTACGTTCTTTGCTTTCCCATATCAAAAACTCAATTCCTCTGTTTTCTGATTCAGAAAGATAAGGACATCTTATATAGAAAGAAATCAGGTATTTTTTTCCAGGGACTAAAGTTATGAAACCATCATGCTTTTTGCTGCTCCCCAAAATAAATCCATTTTCTGATGGCAATATTTCCTCTCTTCCGTCAAGCCATAGTGCATTGACCCCGGGAACATTAGGTGCTTGTGGAAAAAATGATCCGCCACATTCTTTTACTTCTGCTCTTTGCCTTATTCGATAATCTTCAAAATATGAAAGTAATGTACTTTCCGTGATTGTTGCAAAATTATCATATCCAAGATTATATAAATTACTGTTTAATCCAAAAGTTAATTTATCTACGCTGATTGCACCTGCTGCTATCTTATCTGCACTGATTGCACCCGCTTTGATTTTTTCTGCTGTCACGCTGCCTGATGCCAGTTCGCCTGTGCTAATGGCACCTGTTGCGATTTTATTTGCTGTGATGGTCTTTCCCGCAATTTCATTGGCAGTAATGCTACCTGTCACAATCTTATCTGCAGTTATGCTTTTCCTGGTCAGTACATCACCATCTATCGTATTTACATTCTGAGATACCAGTTTACCTGCATTATTGATTGCATAGATGATCGAATTCTTATCGCCACAGATGATCAGTCTTTCCACCGATAATGTACCAGCAGTGATTTTGTTGGCTGTCAGCTCCACTATTTTCGCATCGGTAATAGATCCGTCTGCAATTTGAGCAGAACCTACAACACCGACACCTATCATTGCAGTTGTAATACTTCCGTTTTTGATATTTGCAAGATCTATCTTTGCATAATTTGCATCTAACGAACCAAGAACCGCATTTACAGCCTCAAGTCTTCCGGTTATTATCACCTTGTAATCAGCTAAATTTCCGGAAATACTATCAATTCTGGCATTCGCTGCATCCAGATCTTTTATATTTGCCTTATCTGTCTTAATAACTTTGATCTCTGCCTCGCCTGCCGTCAAACGCCCACTGATATTTGCATTTTCTGTTTTCAACTGTTCTATGTTTGCTTCTCCGGCTTCCAGTCTTTTGGTGGTCAGATCTGCAAATTCACCATAAATCGCACTCATTTTATCGAATGTAGCTTTTGTTGCTTTCAAATCATCAAAGCTTGCCTTCTGTCCTATGATTTCTTTCGCTGCAACCAATTCTATGTTCAGCCGTTCAATCGCCTGTGCTGTTGGTCCTTTACTGCTACTTATGCTCCCGGATTCAATTTCCGTTTTTCCCTGACTTTCAATTTCTGTAATTAATCCACCATCATAATCCATCGACAGCTTCATAATCGGGATCTTACTTTTCCCTCCGTATTTATCGTGAATAGTAACGATATCTCCTATGTCAAGACGTGGATCTCCAAGAAAAGATACCGAAGCAGGCTGAAAAGTAAAATCTTTCAGCTGATTGCAAATTTTATCAAGGACGGGCTGCGTCATAACCGGATTCTCAATCTGTATTCCTACAGTGCCCACGCCGGAAAGTAATGTTACGGTTGCCGTATCGCACTGGATTCTGCCAAGCTTGAACAGACTTTCGTTTTTTTTCAGATCATCATAATATCTGGATGCAGATATTTCATAATCCGCCTGTTCATACCAACGAAGTTCAATTTCACCATTTCGATTAATGACACAATATTTTCCATAGAACTGTGCAACATATCCCAGGGCATCCTGCATGGTATATCCGTCGAATGGGTTTACATAATTCCCTTGTGTGATTTCATTGCCTTCGTCATCATACGTTGTTTCCGTTTCTTTCCAACGCTTCGGAATTTTGACACCGGACGGGAGATTATCAATGCTGCTTGCAAGCGGTACACCAGACATGTTGCTAATCTCTTTCAGCACTTCTTTTCCGTCTGCCGGGTATTCCAATTTACTTACATATGCTTTTGAAAACTTCACATACATCCTGTCATATGCACAAAAATTGATAATTCCGTCATCATTATTCACTTTTTCCGGTGTGAATTTTCCAAGGTCACAGTATATATACTCCGTGCCGGACAATACGCCGATCTGTAACGTTATTTCTTTACTTTCGAGAGAAATGGTTGTTGCTTCCATTTTGACTTGTACACTGGCTGCCACAGCTCCGCCGATACTGATATGAGCAGAATTGTTCGAGGCAGCATGAAGTGCAAAACTTTTGATACCCTCAAAAATATCTTTCCCCAGAACGACTCTTGCCTTAAATGTTCTGCTGTCCTGTTCTACTGCATTTTTGAATATTTCATTAACTTGAAGCATTTTGTACCTCCCTCCTGATAATTATTTTTCAATCAGGTTTACCGTGACACCTACATACCGTGGCTTCCCCCCGACATAGGTGTATACCGGACATGTAAGATCGCCTGCATACATATTTGCTGTAATGTTCTTTCCGGTCTTAGGGCTTCGGAAAGTTACATTGAAAAATGCTGGTTCAACAGCCGCTTCTACTGTTGCCATCTGTGCATCTGTAAGCGGCAGAAACTCAATTTCCAACTTCCATTTCCGGGCTATAATATCGCCGGTCATTGTTCCATCTGCTCCACGCCCTGCATTTTTCGACCAGATCTTATTTCGTGAAATTTTCAGACCATTTAATTTCGGTTCCGGCATGGCAACGCCGCCGATTGTGATAGATGCGGCCATTTTTTGTCACCTCATTTCTTCAAAAAGTACCGCCCTTTCGGACGGTACCGGTTAAACCAATATCGGGCATACGCCTGTCGATTTTGTTCTGTGATTAATTTCTTCTACGACTACGTCTGTGACCTTTCGGCCGCCAACGTAGATATTGAATGTAGGGGTTTCATTCTGAGACTTTCCGTTCTTTGCTGACTGCATAGAAAACGCTGCCATAACCGCTTTATATACACCTTGTTCAATACCTGCTATAATTTGCTGCTGGTTTGCGACGGTAGTTTTATTTCCCATCTTTCCTACCAATTCAGGACCAGCTTCATTTGCCATGAACATTTCTCCTGTTTTTGGAAATCCACCGCTTGCATACCATTCAACATCCAGTTTTGGTATCTGAAATGTTTTTCCCAGAAATTTATATGGTGATGTGCTGAATTTCAAATGCGGCAATGCAAAATGAGGTATTGATATTTTCCAGTTCACAACCTTATTTACCAGCCAGTCTTTCGCCTGACCTAAAACACCGGAAACCTTGTCCCAAGCACCTACGGCATTTGCTCGGAAAGTAGCTGTTTTGCTTTTAACGCTGTCATACAATATACGTGCGTTACGTGCTATACCGCTCCAGTCACCCGAAGCTCTTGCAGTATAATCTGCAGCCCTATTCTTGATATTTCTTCCGAATTCTCCAAGATAATTTTTGATTCTGTCCCAAGCACCGCGTGCGTTCGCAGTATAATCAGCTGACTTACTTTTGATTTTATCAACAACTGTTCTCCCATATGCTTTCAGTTTATTCCATGCACCTACAGCTTTTGCTTTGAATGTGTAAGTGGTATTTTTGGCCTGATTTTTCACTTTGTCCAATGCCGCATCAAGTTTATCCCAGCCGCCTTTTAACGTTGCTGAAACGTTAGCAACGATAGAGTTATTTTTTACTTTATCCCAGGCACCTTGAACGGAATCCCATAAATCTTTTCCGGTACTTAAAACTTTCGCACCTATACCCAATACTTTGTCACCCAGATTATCCCAGGCATCTTTAATGCCGCTCCAGATTTTTTTTGCAATTTCTGCAATATTTCCTGGAATATCCGCAATGCCTTGCAATAATCCTGCAATACATTGTTTTCCTAAATCCGCAAATACTGTTGAAGGTGAATGAATGCCGAATGCTTTCTTAAAACCATCGACAAATGGATCTAAAATATTTTCCTTTATCCAATTCCCTACGTTTTCGAGTGCGTCCGTAATTCCTTTAAATATGCCTTTTACGAGGCTTCCACCGCACTCGTCTTTTTTCTCCATGAAGTAATTGTAGATTTCACCTGGAATATCCCCCAGCAATCCGGCCACAAAAGCTGCTGCTCCACCTGCAATACTTCCTGCTGCTTCGGCCGCTTTCTGCAAGATTCCTTTCCAGTCAATGGCCAGGATTGCAGTCTTAACAGATTCTCCAAGATTCTTCCAATCTACATTCTGCACTGCTTCGCAGAAAGATGTGAGAAGACCTTTCATCGTGTCGGATGCAGTTTTTCCAAGCATCGACCAGTCTATGTTTTTGATGGTGCTGTCAATAGTTTCTCCGACAGATTTTCCTAATTTACTCCAGTCAAAATTGGTCACAAAGGTAGAGGCTGTCCCTACTGCAGTGTTTATGCCTTCTGCAATTGTCTTTCCTACAAGTCTCCAATCTGTTCCTTCCATGAAACCATTAAGGAATGTTGCTACTGATTTTGCAATCTTATTGCAGGTCTTTTTGATGTCATCCCACTGGATATTTGCAAGAGCTGCGTTAAGCTTCTGTCCGGCAATCTTTCCTATTTCCGTGAAATCTGCGTTTGCCCATGCATCCTTGATCATCTGGGCGAAATTTGCATATTTATTTGTAACTTCGTTCTCTTCGAAACTTCCGCCGTCACTTCCGGATGATCCACCGGAACTGCTTTTGCTGTCATCATCCAGCTTATTGATCTCATCAAACCCCATCAGGGATTTTTTGACCTTATCTGCCGCATTAGCTGCAGAATCACCGGTCTTGTCCAGACTGGCGGCATAATCTTTCTGCACCTTAGAGGCAGTAGTGTATGTCTTCTGTCCGGTAAGAGCTGCAAAGAACTGCCCAACAACATTGCATGCCTGCACCAGATAATTTATCAGCGTTGATAATGCCGGTGTGATCGTATTGAGAATCGGGGAAAATGCAGTCGCAAGGCTGTTTTTCAACTGCTGCAATCCGCCTGATAATTCTGAAAGATTTGCGTTTGTTTCGCTGTTCTTCTTTGCAAGGTTCTTGAAACCATCTACCAGGGCATTTCGAAGCTTGCTGAACAATGCATACATACTTCGAATGCCAAGACCGTATTTGAGTAATTTTCCAATTCCGCCACCGAGAGCATTATTTCCTTGCTTGATTCCTCCGGCAAATTTCCGGATTCCTGGCAATCCGGTTGTGAACTTTTTAAGTAATGCCCCGAATGCACCGGATGCTGTTTTTATAACGGGACCGACACCTTTCATAACAGCACTCATAGCTTTAAATGCTCTCGAGCCGATATATGCAGCACTGGACGCAACCTGACCGACGACCGGAATACTCTGAATCGCAGACGCAGCCGCTGCCTGTGCTTTTCGAATACTGGCTGTCATATCTTCAAATGCTGCTTGGGCTGTCGCTCCCATGGTCGCAAATACACTTCCATCTGCGAGATGCGGTGTCTGGATGTCTGTACCGCTGTTCTCCATACTTCTTCGTTCGGCATTATATTCTCGCAGTCGGTTCGTAAGATCTGAAAGTGCAACTCCATCCCTCTGATATTGTTCAGACTCCTGCAAGTTGGAGCCGTCCAGCAACATAGAACTTCTGAGGTCTTTGTATTCTTTCAATTTGTTCCGCATGATAGACAGCTGGTTTGTATTCTCACGGTACTGATCCGTCGGTATCATTGCTTTTCCGTTATCCTCAAGGTCTTTCATTTCACCTTTTAGATATTTCATTTCCGTTTCAACTTCTTTGATTTGCTCCGTCAGACCAGTCATTGCACCACCGTCGCCAGGCTTAAATCCGAGATCCAACCATTCTCTTTGCTTCGCAATTAACTTCTCCAGTCTTGCCTGTGCATCATCATAATGAGCCTTCACTTCGCTGTAATCAGCACTCGGAACCGTCGCTTTTCCTGCTGCCTCTAATGCCTTCTGCTTTTCTTCCAGCTTTGCGTAAGCGGATTCGGTCTTTGCAATATTGGCTTCTAGGTCTTTAAACTCCTGTGTTGGCACAAAACGCTTGCTCGCATCCATGCTGTTCATTTTCTGGATCAGTTTTTCCTGCTCCATCTCAGTTTTTGCAATAGTATTGCATAACTGTTCATATTCTGGATTGTATACACGGATGCCTGCTGCGACCTGTGCTTCCCTGACATAGTCTCTTATCTGTCCGGTAGCCTGCTTCCAGATCGTACCATTGACCATATCTTTCCAGGAACTTTTTATAAGGTTCTGCATATTTTGAATCATTTGCATATTTTCGCTCATTGTCTGGCGAACTGGTTCCTGAGTTTCATTCATGCTGTTGTTGATATCTGCGGCTGTACTTCTGACAATATCTTCTGTCTCTTTTGCCGACTGTCTCAGATCATCATTCTGAAACACTGGTTGTGACTGCTGCACCGCATCCTGCATATTCTTAATAGCTTTTACGGAACTGTCCGTATTCAATGCATCTTCCGGTGTTTGCAACTCACTCAGGCTCTTTTTAACGTTTCTCATCGCCTCCGACAGTTCGGCACTTGCCGCACTGCCCGGTGTTTCGATTTTTGATGTGCTGGTGTTCATCTGAGAAACTGTGTTATTCACAACGCTTGTAGCTTCTCTCATTGCCTGTTTCAATTTTGCGTTGTTTGCCTCAATGATGACTTTCATTCTGTGCAGTGTATCACTCAATGTTCACACCTCCTTCCCTTTTCACTATTTCTTATTGATGTCTTCGTCTGTTGAACTCTGCGGCATATAAGCGGCGGTTTTCGGCAGCTGTTACAACCTGTTCTTCTTGCTTGCTTTCCTCGAACTGTTCTCGTTCTTCCCTGAACAGTTCCGGGTAGAAGTCCCATGGTTTGCGTGCTTTGTTTTCTGAATTCAAATCCCTGCCGATATGCTCTGCGATGCTTTCCGCCTGTATGAACTGCTGCAGGATCTTAATCTTTGCACGCCGTCCATAACTCCGAATGCAGTCGTGGACTTCCGGGATAGACATATTCCAGAAGTCCTGCACTTTGATTCCTGCATCCAATGCATCTTCGTATAGTTTCCAGATTTCTTCGGTGACTGTTTCTGTTACAGGATCACATCTGCCTGATCCAGATCTTTCATCAGGCTCTCTGCCATCGCCGGCGTAAAAAAACCGGATACCGCCATAGTCGGCATAATTACTTTTGCCATGAAATCAAACTGATTGCCGCCTTCTTCCAGCCACTTGTCGTACAGCTTTGTTACTTTGTCGAACGTTGTACCGTGTTCCCATGGCTCAATAGCTGCCTGGGCAATCGTCAGCATAACACCAAGCGGCGGAATATCATTCGCCGTTACCAGCGTCATAATATTGGTGCGGTATTTGTTTTCCAGTTTTGTGATCATACCGGTATTAAGTTTCATTTTGTGCTGTACACCTGCCACTTCCCAGTAATGAAATGGTGGTCTTTTTTTCTTTGCTTCTTCGATAGATGTTACTTTTTCTGTTTCTTCTTTCTGGAATTCTTCATCCAGTCCTTCTAATCTTTCCATTGATCGCCCCTCCTTATGACGGATCTGTAACTTTCAGATCACTGCAGATTGTCATCTTTGCTTCTACTTCAACAACTCCGTTCACACCGCCGCCCGTACGTTTTACGGACACTTCTGCGTCATATTCCGTGGTTGTGCCATCTTTTAATGTTTCTTTGAAACTAAGTACTTTACCAGATTCCTGTGCTTTTCGAAGAATGCGATACGCACTGGTTGCCGCTCCATTTTCATACTTGAATTTGTATGTCATGTCTCCAAGATCACCAATACCATTCTCGTACTGTTTATTTTTATCGTTCAGACCGGTATTTTCTACTTTTTCCGGTTCAACACCACAGTCCGGGATCTCTTTCAACCCTGGAAGTTCTTTGTAAGCATCAGCTGCGTCACTTTTTTCCTTGTACTCAAGTTTTGCTCCATTTGCCAGCATATTCTTCACGCTCCTTTTCTAGTTCGGCCAGAATACTTCTTCTGACTCCATATCAATGATTGCTTCATATCTCATTACTTTATGTTTCAACCCAGATGGATCCGGGGTGTCCTGACACAGGGTACGCACCAGCCCAAGTGCTGCCAGTGCCTTGTCTACCTTGAGTGCAGATTCGGACGTAGAGCGGTTATGCCAGATATCTACACGATATCGTACATAGCTCTTTTCCTCTCCCTGTGCGGTATGTTCATATACCTTGTTATCTTCTTCGGTGTACTGCACTGCCGGAAGCTCTGCCCAGTCTTTTGGGTACTGGTCTGTTACATTCCCAAACGCTCCGGCAAGTGCGGAATAGATCTGATCTTTTACGTTTTTCATAAATTCTTTTCGATTGCCTCCTCAAAATAATGTGCAATTTCCAGTTCATTGTTTTTTAGTGCCGGATATAAAAATGGTTGTGCAGCCTGCCCGGTACACTGGTAGAATCGGCCGTCCGGCGTATCCACATAAAACCACTTATACTTTTCGGCCGTCTTCCGCCCGATCATGCTTTCGTGGATCCACCAGGGCGACTGTACATAGGCATAGGCAACATCCGGTGATATCCCCGCGTGTTGCTTCTGACCTTTGGGGCCTGTGCCAAATTCCACATATTGTGCATACTTTTTGTTGGTGTAACAGATGCCTACAATCTTTTCGCTGCTGGTTTCTATCGCCGTGTATATACTCCCTCTCAATTCCCCATCATTTACCGGGCATCTTGTTTTCGCCTCAGCCTGCACTGTTTTGATACTTTTTGATACCGCATCATACATATTCACTGCTGCCGTTTTTTGAAACGCATCCGTAATTTCTTTTTTACCGATGATCACAGTTTTTCCACCTCCAGCGTAAGATAGGTGTAAGGATAAATGGCAACGACCTTATAATCCGGATCATTGCCGCCGTTTACAGAAATACCGTCATTCACAGATATCGTCATACCTTCCTGGAACTGATATGACAGTTTACCGTTCTTCCCCGGCACTTCTGTATATTTCCCATCAATTCTCAGGTTTCGGATAACCGGAAGTCTGCTGCCGTACATTTCTGCCTGTACTTTTCCACCGGCTGTCCACATTTCCGCCTGAAAACAAGAGGGCGGAGCATACTCTGTATATGTTCCACCCTCTGCATCTTTTTTCTGCACCATCTGGAAATGTTTGAGCTCTCGCAGCCTATTCCTTTTCAGCCTCATAAGTTACACCTCCTACACGTGCCAGCCGATACCGGTTCAGCACATCATAGATCTGTTTTGGTGCATTATCGAAGTTGTAAGATTCTCCTGAACCGGTTCTCGAAGATTCCCCCTCGGTTCCCATGCGGTTGATGGCGATCACTGCAAGATCACGCACCGTTTTTTTAAGTTCCGGGATCATCTTCTTTCGGCCGGTATACGCCAGCACCCAGTCTGTCGCATCTTCCAGGACAACTTCCACCAGCTCTTCATCTCTTTCACCAGTCAGAACTCTGATTCTTTCAAAATCAGTCACTTAGATCACTTCCTTCAGAGCCGTCAAGAGTTCTTCTTTTGTAAGACTTGAATAACCTTCCAAACCTTTCTCTTTCGCCAGTATTTTCAACTGACTTACCGTCATTGTATCCAGATTCACGCCAAAAACAGACACTTTTGACTCATCCGCAGAAGGTTCCATTTCCTGAAACCCATCTGCTTTTAATTTTGCAATCATTGCCTCTGTATTGGCAATCCGCTCAACATTTTCTCTAATCAGTCTCATCTGTCACACCTCCTAGGCGTTTGCATCTTTGATGTTCACAAACACGCTGTCCAGTTTGTTGTCCAGAATCCACAGGTCATGATAACGGCGATAATCCATTGCCCATGCATTTGCCTTCTGGTTTGTCAACGGGTCAAAGATACGCATAATATCCTGTTTTGTAATTGCAATCGGTGTCGTTCTCGGGATTACAAAGAAGTTGATATCCTTTGCTTTCGAACCTTTCGTATATCCGCCTGCTTCCTGACCGCCGGTTTTTCCATCGTATACAGTAATGGCTGTGTACATTCTGTTTGTAGGTGTTGGAATAATCGGCACGTTATCGATTCCTGGAACTGTGGTATTGATGCCGCCCTGCGAAAACGTAGTATCTCTGATTTTTCCTGCAAGTTCCAACTCCAGCTCCATCAAAAATTCTGGTGTCGCATGAATTACAAGTGGACCGTTATAGCTTGAACGTACTGCTTTGATGCCCTCTTTCACTTTTCTAAGTGCAGAGGTACCAGTTCCGCCAGGGGTATAGTTGTACTCGACCATACCAGCCTTATTGGCAGCGATCACTTCAGAAGTGATCTTAGAGATACGGTAAGCATCAATCTCCGGGATAACCTGTGTTCTCTGAAATTCCGCCATAATTGCTGCCGCAGTCGGAATAAAATTACTTTCATCCACATCCATCGGGTCGATCTGGAATTTGCGTCCACGGTCCTGTGTCATTTTTCTGGTTTCATACTCCAGAGTTACGCTTCCCTGCTGGTAGCCATTGTCACGGTCATAATCTCCCATGCCCTGAACCGACATTTTCGGAATCTTAACCTCTGCACCACCGTTATATTTTACCTGTCCGGCGTTTGCATCCATCCAGCCGGTCACTGCGTCCTGTACAGCGATTTTATCTAACTGCTGCTGAAAAATCGTAGCTGCTGCTAATGTGTTAATTGCCATTTATATCATCTTCCTTTCTGTTCTCAGAACCCTCTCGCCATAGCTGCCTCAATCTGTTTTTCAAGACTGTTTTCGCCCTCTGGTACTTTCTTCGGCGGTGTTCCACCTTTAAGGCGTTCATTTACTGCTGCTTCTACCGCCTCCTGAAATGCCTTTTCTACTGCACTGATAGATTTGTTGCAGGTATCGGCATCTGTATAATTCAGTACTTCTGCCAGGCTTACCGGCAATTTCTTCTCCGCCAGAGTATTTTTAGCTTCTGCCATCAGTTCTTTTCTTGTGATCGCAGCCTCACGGTCTGAAAGTTCTTTTTCTTTTTTCTGCTGCATATACGCAGCTTTTTCCTCTTTGTTCATCTTTGCAAGCTTCTCTGCTTCGGAAAGTTTATCGTCCGTAAGAGCCTGCCATTTCTGCTGTGCATTGCTTACTGCCGTATCAATCGCTTTCTGCATACGGCGGTCAAACTCTGCCTGGTTTCCCTCTCCTTTCAGGAAATCGTCGAAGCTCATTGGCTCTGTGCCTGCTCCTGTTTTTTCTTCGCCGCCTGTTCCGGATCCACCGCCATTGTCTCCTTCACCAGCCCCAGCACCGTCTCCTTCTGCGAAAATCTGTAATCTCATTGGCACTTTACAGTTGCACATAAAAAATCTGTTTTTCATCTTTCTATCCTTTCCGCCCAGCCTATCCGTTCTCACGTCCGGGCCATTCGTGTTTTATGGATCATCCAGCTTCTTTTACGTCTGGCAGAAAAAGACATAAAAATAAGACACCTGACCCCGTGCCTTAAAGGGAGATATCTGGATCACCGCCTTTCTACGGATAACCGTCTGCCGTTGAACTGTACCGTGTCGCCAATCTGTGCCACTTCATCGCCAATCTTCACCCCTTTCAACTCTGCGTGTCCGTCAATGTCCCGGTATAAGAATTTGATCGTTATGTAATTGATCCGGCTCGCCAGCCAGTTCGGTGCAAGCCTGTCTGCGTCTTTTGTGACGGTGTAGTGTTCAGTCATTGGTATAATCTTCCACGACTGTTTCAATGCCATATTCCAGTGCACAAGTATGTTCGATACGGCAGCCTCTTGCTCCTTCCCAGTCTTTTGTGAAATATGCAATATCAGCACTCGCTAAAAGTTCCAGGGATTTCCCTAAAAACCAGAGCGGTTTTGCGTCTACCGGTGCACTCTGGAAAAAGCTGTCGATTACCTCTACCGGTTCATTTAACTGTCTTTCCGCACACTGGATTGCCCTTTTTCTTTCTTTTAAAATTTCCTCGTCTGATTTGCCTTTCATTGGCTGGCTGATAAATAATTTCTTCATGTTCTTATCCTCGCTTTCCACATTTGATGCATTTTCGTTCGTAAGTGCCAGATTTATGATTATAGCGTTTTCTGTACTTATGTTTACAAAAGTACTGCATTATCTTTCAAAACATCTTGAAATCACCTCCTTAAAAATGGGTATAAAAATACCACCGGCCTTTCAGCTGATGGTATTTATTCATTAAGCATATCTGGTGTCCATTTAATATTTTTTATATGCTCTTTTTCTTTTTCAATGTCTTTATCAATCTCTTCAATCGTTCGTCCGCTATCGACAATCGGACCGTCATAATACTTGTCACCTGGTTTCATACCATATACCATAATCCTTTCCTAAACTTTTAATTGCTGCAAGATGTGCTTCTCTATCACTAGGATACACTTTTTTACCGGAATCATCAATCATTTTTTTGAACTTTTCGATTGTATCATCAATAATTCTAGCCGAAGCAAACTGGTTTGCACATCCATATGTATAAACGCTGCCATTCGAGCATGCAACTATTCCCAAATGATAGCCTCGTTTAAATGCAGTTTCAAAATCGCTTCCTGTCGGAGGTGTACCGTCTGGATGAGTATGCAATCCTATTAAGTCTCCTTGATTATTGATCACTGCATTTCTGATGCTTTCGTTTGGCTTTACGCCAAACGCTTCATCGCTTGTTACATTTTTCCCGAGAACAACTCCTTTGCTTGCTGAAATAATGTACAGATCTTCTCTGTCTGTTCCGTCTCTATGCATCAGCCCTGCCTTTGCATATTTGTATATGCTTTCATCTACAATAGAGTTACCGGTTATACCTGAGAATTTTCTTTTATATTCATTTGTTTCAATAATTTTTTTGTCGATTCTGTACTCATCTTCTTTTGGCACGCGTTTGTTGGAAATTCCTTTCTCATAATTTTCATCTTGTCCAGCCACATATTTCGCATACCATTCTCTGTAATTCATGGACGCTGGCACAAGATAGGTCTTTCCGGTCACCGGATCTCTTGCCCTTCTCTTCATCCCATTCAATGATTTCTCACTTATGACAGCGATTGTTGTTGATCTGCACCATGGGTGCATGGGCGGGCAATTTTTTCCCGGTTGCTGATCTTTCACAAGAAATACTTTCCCGTCCAGTTCCCGGCAGATCTCCGACGTTCGAAGATCCAGAGTCGCAAGATATCGGTACTTTTCAACCCCACATTCCTTGTAAGATTCCATTTCAAGCTGGTTGGACAGGTAACAGCTTTCTGTTCTGATCAGCCTTCTTGCCTTGCTGGATCCACCGGCAAATTTCTTCGTCAGCATCTCTGCTGTCTCTCTTTCTGTTCTGCCTGTGATCAGGTTCACGAGCAGGGCTTCTTTCACTTCCTGGGCAACTGCCCTGGTATTTCTCCAGACTCTCTCGGAGTAATTCATGCCAGACCACTTACTTTTCAATACCTTGTCAACTTGCTTTTGGTCGATATGGGAAAATGAAAATCCGAACCCGGTTCGTTGCTGAATGTCAAAAATTGACCGGTTATAAGCCTCTTCTGCCAGCTGGATATAATGAGCCGTTGTAATCGCCTGCTCCTGTTTATAGACCTGCTGCATGACAAGATCTATCTGCGTTTGCAGCTCTTGTAACCTCTGTATGCGTGCCTGGTATGCCGGAGCTTCCAATTCTGCAAGCAGATCTGCAATCTCTTGCTTTTGGCTGCTACTCTGCAACCTCTGACGCAGTTCTTCGATAGAAGTGCGATCCCTCAATGTATTCAAAAGCTGTAATGCTTCTTTTTCCGTCAGATGGTGTTTCTCCACATACTTCTTGAAGATATCCTGCATTTCCCTGCTCAGGTACAAGGATGCTTTGGCATAGACTTTGGCTACCTGGTCAGCCGTTTCTTCTGCACTCTGCATATGTTCCCACATCCGCTGTGCTGTCCTTGCCTGCCAGTACTTCTCATTCTTTGTCATTTCCGTTTTCTACATCCTTTTGACCATCCGTATCATCTTCGGGAGAAAATGGCGTATTGGGCTGATTTCCGAACATTTCCTGCTGCCGTTTGACCGCTTCCTGTTCTTCCTCTTCGACTGCTTCCAACTCACTTTCTACATCATCCACGAATGGCACCTGTGAAAGCAGTGTTTTGCGGCTGACTTTTCCCCACAGGTTAGAAACAATCTGTGAGATTTCCAGCAGATTTTTCGGCATCGCACGCGTGAATACCGGTACAATTCCAGCTGTATCAATGTGGATCCCTGAACGTGTATTCAGGAAGTTTGCGAAAATCCTCAGCCTCTTTCTCAGTCCCTTCTTGTAATACCGGGTTTTGATTTTTGTGATATTTTCCATACCAAGCAGTTTAAATTCCATCGCCACACCACTTACATTGCCACCAAAGCTTTCATCTGTCATGCACGGAATGTGGGAAAATTTGTGGATATCCTGCTCGATTGCCCTTTTCAGGATCTCTACGCCATTTTCATCGAACGTGCGTGTGAGATATTCTGCCCTTGCGTCCGAAGGAAGCTCCAGAAGCTTTTCCTTTCGCAAGTGCTGCATGGCTTTCTCTCCAATGCTCTGGTCTCCGTCCTGGTCCATTTCCTCATCGGAAAGTAACGTGCCGTACAATGCAAGGATTGCGTCCACGAACTGCTCCTTGTCGGTCACACGGTCGCTCATCAGCACATTGTAAGCATCAATCAGCGGGATCTGTAACTCATAGTCACCCAACGCCAGCTTATTGTTCTGGTATTCGATCAGCGGCACTTCTCCCTTGAAATGTGCCTCTGGCTGCTCGATCAGAGCCTGTGGTTCTTGGATGTCCTGAATGTCCAGCACGTACTTGTAATTCTGTGTCAGTACAGTTGCAACATATGTAATGTTCGTGCGTTCTGTGGAGTCAATTCTGGCATAATAATAGACACCAAAAAGCTCGTTCTGCTCTATGGTGTCATCGTATACCAGGAATGTATTCTCAGGCGGCAGATTCTTGATCGTCAGTTCTGTTTCGCCCTGCTTGGTGTATATGTACTCGTACGCCCTGCCATATACAGACAGGTCAAGGCCGTTGTCACCGTCCACTTCATCCGCCCCGGCGTGTTCCAGGGCATCTGTAAGTGCTGCGATATCATCCGGGCTTTTGTAACTGACCGGATTGCCGATGAAATAGCTGCTGGCTGTATCTGCGATATCTTTCGCATGATTGCATACCAGCCTGTTTTCCCGGTCTTCGTCCAGAATCTTATGCTTTCCTTCATAATAATTTTTCAGGCTTTTCAGACGATCATAGCCCCTTCTATGTTTCATGATCAGATGCCTGATTGCCTGCTTGTCCGGATTTGTTTCATCCCACTTATCCGCAGGTATTGTAAAAACATGCATATTTTCTCACCGTCCTCTCTTAATGGAATCCCGCTTTTCGCTTACTCCGGATGATTGCTGTTTGATTATTCAAAATTGTGTATACAAAATAGCGTAATGCATCCATTGCGTGATCATGTTCTTTTACCGGTCTGTCTTCTCCATGTGCTGCTGCCTTTTTATCCCAGATATACGAGCCAAATTCCTGAATGGTATTTACACAGGAATCTGCAAATATGATTGCTTCCTGGTTCAGCTTCGTTCCTACAACACGAATGCCATCTTCTACGTTGTTCTTCGCTTTGACCACTTTGTATCCTCGTTTTCTCAGCTCTGCAATGAATGATGCTGCAGATGGATCCACGATAATTCCCTTGATTTTCGTTTCTTCCAACCAGCTTTCCAGATCGTCTGCATACTCACTGTCTGTTTTCTGCTTCCCCTCTGTTCTGCCGGAATAATAATATTCCCGGATGCAGTACCAGACACCATCTGTGCCCTTGTTCCACAGCAGAAATACCGTTGCATTCTGCGTACCGTAGTCGCACGATACATAGCGGCCTGACGGCAGCAGGCGGTCACAGAACGATAGAATGTTTTTGATATGTTTCGTCTTGTCGAACATATCATAGATGATACCCTCAGCCATGCACCACAATCCAAGAATATACCGCTGATAGAATACGCCGGAATACATTCCCCGGTATCTGATTTTCACTTTTTCTGACAGGCTTAAGTTGTCATCCATCGTGAAATGCAGATAGATCAGGTTTTTCTTTTCTTTCTGGTCAATCCAGTTCTGCTTGAACCAGTGATACGGGCCATCCGGATTGCAGTTGAACCAGAATTTTGAACCATCCACAGAACATCGTCCGGTTGCCTGGTTGACGAAGGACTCCGGCATCAATGCGACCTCGTCAAAAAATACACCGGCCAGGGTAATTCCCTGGATAAGATCCTGTGATCGTTCGTCTTTTCCACCGAATATGTAGAAGTAGTTCTCGACGTCACCTTTCGAAATGATAACAAGATTATCTGCTCGGTGATCCGAAACACGATAACCTCTTGATTTCAGCATCAATTTCAACCAGAACAAAACGTTTCGTCTGAAAGAACCGATTGTCTTACCGCACATGGCGAAGTTCTGCCCCTGAAAGCTGCTCATTGCCCACAGGACGAACGAAAGTGACATACTGACTGTTTTTCCCGAACGGATTGCTCCGTCCGCTATAATTCCGTCACAGTCCTTTACGGGCGATTCCTCTGTCCACCAGTTAAGAACCTGCCGCTGTTTCCTGGAAAACGGCTGGAAATGGAAATACTGCTTAGTTTTCTTCATCTGCCCAGTCCTCTGCGGCTGTTCCTTTCAGTGCCTCTAAGAATCCATCATCAGCGGCTTCTGTTTCGTCATCTGTCTGGGCTTTCGCCTTGATCAGATCCGTCTGAGCTTTCAGCTGCTCGATTCTCGCTTTCTGCTCTGCTTCATCCAGTTCTGTCCTCTGCCGTTCGTTCCAGCCCTTGAAATTGTTTCTCAGGCTGAACTGTGCACCATTTGCACCATCACGATCAAAAAGACGTTGCTCCGTGTATGCTTCCACCATGCTCTTCGCACGCGTTATCGTGTCAACGAACTCTTTCTTAGCCTGGTAGTTAAGCAATGCCATTCTGCTCGTAAAACCCAGTGCAAGAGCCAATCCTGTCACGGTAGGCGGCCTGCTGTTTATCGTTATCGGATGACCGAATTTGTCCATTACCGGTTCTCCGTTGCCATCTCTCAGTAATTCACCTTCACATTCTTTGAAATATGCGTCGATTTTTTCTTCAATTTCTTCCTTGCATTTATATTTTGGTGGCCGTCCGACCGCCTTCTTTGTAGCCATTATGCCACCTCCTTATTAATTCAATATTTCTTTCTCATCGCCCTGTCCATAAGGCGATTTTGTCTTGTTGATTTCTTTGCTGTTTCATTGTATTCCAACGAATTCAACGCTCTATCTGCCGCTTTTCTGTAATTTTCTTGTCTCTTTGTATCTTTTTTATACTCTGCATTTGAAACAGCTTTTGTTGTGGCTCCGTTAGATTCTACTCTTTGCCGGAACTCTTTTGCAGACATATTCAGAGGCGTTGGCTCTGGTGTTCCGCTGATTCCCCTCTGGTAGTAATTCTGACCATCTTTGCTCGTGAAATAATATCTGGTTGTTTCACCGTTATGCGTTACATCAAGCCCAGTTGTTTTCAGTCCGCTGCCAGAACCTCCGCCTAAATTGCTGTTGCTTCCACGTCCGCCCATATATCCTCCTTTTTTGTGCATAAAAAAGAGACCCATTTCTGAGTCTCTTTCAGCAAATATCCGGATTTCAACCGGAGCCTCCTCTATCAAGGCGTACTCACCCTATACGATCATTTGCCTCTTCTATTGTACCATTTGTCTGTTACACTTTCAACCATTCGTTTTTCTTTCGGTGTTAAATTTGCGGCACCTTTCGCCCCGTCATTTTCATTATGCAGATATCCGTGGTGCGTATGAGGTATCATGTTCTTATGTGGATGCATCAAGTCAATCTGCTTACTTCTTTTATTTTCTTCATCATAATACGTAATTGCAGATATGTTATCCCTGTTATCTATTGTCACGTATACTCGCCTATTTGTCATTGTTTCTATTGGAGTTTTTGACGACTTCGAATCATTATACCTGACAAATTTTATATTTCCAGATTCATGTAACGTCGTGTATTCCGTTCCATAGGCTTTTCCTTTAACGCTAACCCCACTAGAACTCCCTCTACCACCCATTACATTTTGCCTCCTTGAATTTCTCCTGAAATGCCCGAATATGTACGATATTTCCCATACATTCTTCTGGTATATTTCCGTAAAAAATAATGGTCTCCGGTTCCAGTCTTCTTACCATCTCCCGATATCCCTGTATGAATAATTCCTTTGCTTTCTTGCTCTTCTGTGTTCCAACGCTGGATACGGCTACTGTTCCATTTGTAGGCTCACCGTCGAAGCACCATTCGTAAGAATCCGGTGTACTCCAGCTTATCGTTGGTATTACATCCACTCCATTTTCCTGTAAATACGCTCCGATCCAGTGTTTTCGGTAATGGTTGTAGATTTGAATGATTTTCGGAAAATCCGTATACATGGAGAAATCCGGTGTCATTACATACCGGAACTGCTGTAAGATCGGCAGGTATTTGTTTGGCTGGTTCCAGATACGATTGAACTGGTAGTCATCCAGAAAGAAATGTACGCCTTTCCCCTCCTTGTCCTTACAGGTTCTGCAATAGTTGAATCCTATAAATTCACATTTCTCAAACTCTGTAGGTTCTAACAGTGGTGTTCCGTACTCACCAACGCCCTCGTAGATACGATGCTGCAAATTTTCGTAACTCTGCATATTTCTTGTCATTCGTCTCACTTGCCTTTCATTGCACACAAAAAGACACCCAGCACTGCCAGATGTCTTTTTGCGGAAAATGTAGTATTCTTTTTGAGAAAGGATTCTTATATGTCCCCATCAGGGAAATCGGAACAGAAGGACTCGAACCTTCGACAACACTGGTTATAAGCCAGCTGCTCTCACCGACTGAGCTATGTTCCAATGCTGCCGGGCTGTTGAAACCCGGCAGATATACAATATACGGAGGTAAATGAAAAGAACCAATCATGTCAGCATCATTCCCAAACTGAACTGATTACACTATATCACAGGTGGAGTGCGACATTCTACGACATCTTGAAATTATTTAACGCACTCCCATGGATTCTCTGGGGCTGTCTTTCGTTATACCCCATTTTTTCTCCGATTTCTTTCCAATTCAGCCCCCACAGATACCGCAGTCGCAGCACCCTCTGCTCATCCGGGTTTTCCATCCGTCTGATTGCCAGGTCAATCTGTTCACGTGTCCTTGCTTTTTTCAGCCGTTCCTGCTTCAACCGGTCAATCTGCTCATCCAACAGCACCATGTAATCCGACAGATCAGACTGCTGGCTGCCTTTCGGCATCCCATCATTTACACTGGATGGGAACATCTTGTCCGCCCGGAGCCTCTGGATCTCTTCCAGGATCTCCTGCTCCCTCCGTTCACATTCCCGGTATCTTCGCAGGAACTCCTTTTTCTTGTCGTTTTCCGTCATCTCCACCGGCATCGCCTCCCCTCATGCATTTCCTTGCTACTATATTGTCTCGTACAGGTTCTTTTTCTTGTTGTACATTACTGCCACAGGCTGGCCACAGTCAACACAGCGTACATCGAATGCCTTTTCTGTCATGTTTGTCCAGTATGCTGCTTTTCTTCCACATTCACAGTTTGTATACAACTGTACCAGATCTTTCAGTTTTGTTTCCTCACCGCATTCTTTGCACTTGCAAGATTTTATTTTATGCTTGCTGCAAAACGTTCTTTCCTTTCCACAGTACTGACATTTAATGTGCAGAAAACCACCATAACCATCATTTTCTTTCCCGATCGGCTCGGGTTCTGTGACCGGATCCACAAAATACTTGTCCTCCATGTACTCTTCCGGTTCTTTCATAGCATCTGGCTTTTCTTCTGTTTCCTTTTCGTTTTTCGATACACATGCATGGATTTCCGGAATAACTGCCGCCCCTATTTCCGGGATGCTCAACTGTCCGGTGTATCCGAACAGTTGCATAACCAGCTCTCTGAACAGTTTCTCGCTTTCCTCCGCTCCCATTTTTTGCTGTGTATGTATGTTTCTCTGTTTTAATCGTAATCACGTCTCTTCCTCCTGTTTTCGTTCATGTACCCCATCATCGTTCCTGTAATACTCCTTGCCGGTCCGTCTGTCCCTCAGACCGGCAATCTCGAACCCGCTCAGGCCTGCTGCCAGTTCCAGCTGCTCATATACCTGTTTCACATATTGAGGGATCCGCTGTGAATAGGTCGGCTCACGGAACCGTTTAGCCGCCTCAGCATCAACACTCTGCTCCAGATGATCATAATGTGCTTTACGTTTTACATTTTTTTCTGCTGCTTTCATCGCTCATCTTCCCGCCCTTTTCGATCTCCTGTGCCCTGCGTGGCGGGCACTGATTATTTGATTGCTTTCGCTCCGATGACACAAGCCGGGGCGAAGCGAAAACTGTTCACTGCGTGGCTGTTGTAGACGTAGCCGGACGCGGACACATACCACGTATAGTACGCGGTGCCTCTGCTCGCAGATCTTGTCCAGTGCCACTCTGTCTCCTGCTCCGGATTGACTTTCACGCAGTCGCGTTCTGATCTGAACCGCTGATACTTCTTTTCTTTGTCCTTCATTTCTTCCACGGACAGAAGGAAGAATGTGTCCAGTGTTGCCTCTCTGTCTCCGTTCTCCTTCAGCACAGGAATCAGGAGTCTTCTGAACCCTTCCTCGAATCTCTCCTTGAAGGCGATGCTGTTCATGTTTCTGCGAATGCTGGACTTCTCCCATTTGTTGCAGCCGTTTTCATCGAACGGCATTTCATCGAACGGAATACATGCGAACTGTAATGTCATCGTTCGCATGTCTGGATCCGCAGCCTTGTCTTTGTCGTAGTCCAGGATATTCAACAGGGCCGTTCCAATTCCTTCGACCTGGACTGTGATCTGTCCATCTTCTCCGAATGTTTCTCTTGCCTTACCTGCTGCCAGGATCTCCTCGATCTGCTCCCATGTGTACTCTGTTTCTCTGATTGTTCTTGCTTTCATTGTCTGTTCTCCTTTTCTGGTCAATACTCTTTCTTCGCATACCGGACACACCATTCTTCCCTCCGGTATGATTTCGCCACACATCACGCATCTGTCTTCCATCGTTGTCTCCTAATCGAACGGAAGCTCTTCTTCGATTCCGTCCGGTATGTTCATAAAGCCGTCTGCTCCTGGAACCGTTTAGCCGCCTCAGCATCCACTGCACGCTCCAGATGGTTATAATG